TGCGTTTGGAGTTCTTCTATACTTCCAAATAATTGGGTAGGCACCGATTTGACGACCACCACCTACAATAACAGGCTCTCCATTAGTTAAATCAAGACAAAGAGGTTTATACTGTCCTAATAAACCGTCAGCAGGGTCTGCTAACCTAGTATTGACTGTATTTTCATCATTAAAGTAGCAGGGTCTTTGGACTTTTAAATCCTGTCCTAGACAGTTAGACGCTTCGTCATACTGACTACAAGGATTCCATTTATAATCCTGAAAAATATCAACACCATCAATATTAACATTATATTCCTCTTGATTAAGTCCTGTAATACGACCGTTCAAGAAAACTCTATTTTCCTGAAGATTACGGCCAAAGTTATCGGCTCCAGCATTATTTACAGAGTTAGTAAATTTTCTACACATATAAACTTTATGGACTTCTTTATTATCAGCACCAATTCTGTGCTCTACACTTTGAGTTACATTAGCAACGGCAGTAGGAATATTCTTTTCAACTTTAATAATATCAAAGAAATCTAACCTTAAACCACCCTGTGCGTTAGTCTGGGCTCTGGCTTGTGCCTGAACTTCACTAGGATATATAATATAATCAACCTGTAACTTAACATCACTAAACTGAATAGCACCACTCTGGGCGGCTTGTCCTGCGTTAAGGGTATTAACAGCAGTAGGGACTTGCTGGTTAGTCATAGAAATGTCGTTAGCAAAGGCTGGGGCATCCTCAAATTCAATAGTGATGAGTATTCTGTATTCTTGGAATAAGAATAGAGGAATAGAACGATTTTTGAGGCAGGGTAAAATTACACCTAGTGGAATACCATACTGAACTACATCATTTTCTAGACTCTTAAGTGGTATGGAGTTAATGTGTGCGTGAGTCTGGTCTCTAATGTTTCCAAAGTGTGTGCCTGATTTACGGTTATCATATAAAATGGAACCTTTACCAGAACTAATATTTTCGGTAGGGTCATATACATTACAGGTTTTGGTGTGGTAAGAATTACCATAGTAATGACCTGATACCTGATTTCTTGTGCTTTCATTTTGTCCCATTAAGTTAGTTAATGAGGCTATTCTTCCAATATCTACTGTATCATTTAATATATAATCTCCAATCTGTAAAGTGGCCCTTTTTATAGCAAGTAAGGCACCTAAAGCACTACCAACCCTTAATTGATTGTTAGCCTGCTGTGTCGTCATCTTAAAAAGGAGAACAGAATTCTGGTCTAGATATCCTGCTGCGTCTAATCTAAATACTTTACGAGTGGAGGCCGATGTAATAGGCTCAAGGGTATCACTCCTAATATCCATATTCATAGGAGTCATATCCACAGAGTAGTCAAATAATCCCATTTCTTGTGATTGTCCTGCGTCGTTCATTTGAGTAGGTATATAATACTAAATTATATTTTTTTTTTTGACTTTTTGTTAGAATTCTTTTTAATAAACATTTTTTCAATATCTTTAGGATTAGGTTTTTTTAATTTATGAAATGGATGCTCTTTGTCTAAACAACTAGCACACATTTTTAACATATCTACAGTTGGTTTCTTTTTCAAGTCACCCTGTGGTTTGATAATTTTATTATTAACCATATTACTATATACTAATATAATTATTTTTTATACTTTTTGACTTTACCTGTGGATTTCTTTTCCTTGATAGCCGCTTTTTTTTGGGCTGGGGTTAATTCGCTCATTGTGGTTGGAGTTTTTTTATTTACTCTTTTAGTAGGACGAAATATAGTTCCGCCCTCCTTATATGTTTTTTTACCTTTTTCGGTTCTCCAATCTTCCTTGAACCATCTTTTTAACCCTTTACCAGAATCTTTTTTGCCTGAATACTTTCCACCCATTTTTTTATAGGCTTTGACGACCAATCCTGACCTATAGGCGGAATGTTTCATATGGCTATATTTTGCTTTGGCTTTAGCATATAATGATTTGTTAGTTGGTTCAGGCATTATTTGTTTATATATATCTAACAAATATTTTAGTAAATTACCTGAACTCCCTGTGCCGATGTCTGGATTACTCTTTTACTGAATACAAATGTGTTGATTCTTAACACATCTGCTCGTGTTCCAGAGAACTGTAGGCGGATTTCAGGTTCAGCATTTCTTAAATCAAATACAAAACCATTTCTCGCTAACTCTCTGGCTATTAAAAATGTATTGGTGTATCCATTTAAATCACTAAACTCATTATTACCTAAACATAATGGCTGTTTTCCTATGGAATTCCACGCCTTGTTTAGTTCGTTAAGAGTTAGCACTTTATCACCCTTGGATTGTGGATTGTATGACCTTAATGGATACAATCTATTATTTATAAAATAAACTATGTTATTTAACTTAACTTTATCATCTTCAGGTACTAATCCACTATAATGAGATTTAGCATTCTTGGCTAACTCTCCAGTTGTATCAAACATTACGGAAAACATCGCTAATGCTTTACTGGCTACAGAATTGATAGGAACCTGATGACGCAAGGCACCAGTAGGAACATTATCAAGAAAAAGTTCATAACTTGTAAATTCATAGTTAATTCCTTTGGCTAGACTAGCCATTACATTAGGTGGTGGTGTAATCTGTAAAAGTCTATATTCTACTTTCTGTAATTTGTATGATACAGCCTGACCTGCGTTAGCAATTCTAATGTAAAAGTTATTAGCAGTAGTATCAATATCTTGTGCTGAAATATTACCAGTCATAGTAACTTTAACAAATTGATAAACTGTTTTTCCATTTACTACACTAGCAGCACCATCTACTTCCACAGCAGCAATAGTCAATTCACCAGCGGCGGCGACTACATTACCCGTATGGTCGTAGATTCTTAAAATATTACCAACAACTAAACCAGTAGCGGCAGCACTTTCAAAGCCATTATTACCACCAGCATCTAGCCATAAATCGGCGGTATTTTGTGCGATTACAGCGGCTCCAGCATTATCACCTTTAATGCTGTATCCACTAGTGGCTACATCACTAACTAAATCTACAGCACTCGTAAGTTGTGAGTTATCGGCTCCTGCTGGAATTTGGATTTCACCCATTACCTTAACTAGGGCTTTTTCGTTTTCTGCTAAATCAATCTCAATTCTTAAGCCTCCAAGATTGAGGATTGGAATTAATTTTTCTTCATCAAAAGCACCTAACAAACCTGATTTAATAGGACACATAAATCTAGTGGTAGCATATTTAGCATTACAGGCGACATCAACGGCAGACAATCTAGAGTTTTCTAATTTACCAGCAGTAGCCAAAACTTGACTTTTTGGAACAGCGGCGTTGTTAGCATCACCTACAATATTATAACCAAATGCTTTACAGGGCTCACCAACTCCCTGCTTGGTTTGAATATCGGTTTTATCATCAAAAAGATACTGATGCTCTACAGCCCTCCACTGTGAATAATTCTGTAACGATTCTAACAAAACACCAGTTTCTTTAGAATAGATATTGATAGAATCAAATAAACTATGAACTCCTGCTCTAGGGTCAAATGTAACCGAAAGATTGTTAGGTGATGTATTTAAAACATCTAGTACTAAATATGAATCTTTCTTAATATAGCCTAGTTCAGGCTCTACATTAATAATAATTTTCTGTCTGGGTGAAAATTGTTCGCCATTTTCTGGAACAATACTAACAAATTGAGAAGACGCTCCTGCGACAACTTGATTATTGGTTAAATCGGTAGCCATATTGAATGATATAATTTAACTATATATTTTTTTTTCCAGAAATATATATTAGATTAATATAATAATGCCGACTCAATCATCTTTAATTCAAAATCAAAACACAACAGACATCTTTTGGGATAGAGGATTACAAAAACTAGATGCCCTAACAACAACTCTGCCTCTAACATATACTTTTCATTTTTCCTGTATCAAAATATCCTGTTATTCTGTAGAAACACATCTACGACTAACTTGGTTAGCACAACCATCAAAGTTTTTAGCACAGTCTCTAACAGTTAGTAATGATGGACTTTTCTCTATTGCCGCAGAACACGCTATGACTCCTAAAAATGTGTGGAGTCGTATTATAGAACCAGATGTGTATCAGTTTTTTACAATACCTGTGCTGGGTGAGTATGGAACTCTTAAGATAGAAGCAGTAGATGCTAACGGCACTTTGTTAGGGGCTCTTCCACAACATTCTTATTACTACTTGAAAGTGTTAAAGAGTTTTGCTAGTGATTCAGTCAATCCAGATGGATTAGTATGTTAGTAAAATATTTGTTAGATTATTTTTAAAAATAAAATCTAACAAAATAATATATCATAAATGCCTCATATAATACCAATCGCTCAAAAGCCTAACTCTCAAGAGTTTGATAATCTACACCTAGATGCTTCAGGACAACTCAAGGTAGTCTGTGAAAGTAGTTTGCCGACTGGTGCTGCTACTTCTGCTTTACAAACATCTGGAAATTCTACTCTAACTAGTTTAGATGGTAAAATAACAAAAGGTAAAGATGCTACTGCCGCTGGTGCTGAATTACAACAAGTTCTAATATATGGTAAAAAAGATGATGGAACTTTACAACCATTAGAATGTCTAGGAGATAGATTATTAGTAGATGTTGTGGAATTAGCGGCAAGTGGTAAAATCACAGCCTCTACTGCCTTGGCTTCAGTTCAAGTTTGCGGATATGATGATACATCAACTAAATTTAAAACCTTAAATGTAGATTCAGCAGGACAGCAGTATGTATTAGACCAACAGGGAAGATTTGGTATGATAAGTGGTACTAACGCTCAAACAACTCTCGGCGGTTCTATTACCGAAACCAAACAAGTCATTAACTGTGGTCTTGATGACCCTGTTAATGCTACTAAAATAACTCCTATGAAAGTAGATGACGCAGGTCATTTACAAGTTGATGTAGTTTCTATGTCTGGTGGTGGTGATGCTTCGGCTGCTAATCAATCTACTATGATAACTCATTTAAGTGAGATTGAGGGTGCTGTGGAAACAATAGAAGGTTGTGTTAGTAATAATAAGGTTGCCGTAGAACTTTCGGCAGGCGATATCAATATTGGTAATGTTGATATAGTTAGTGCCTCTGGTATTACACAATTACCAACTACATTAGGACAAAAAGTAAATTCAAATTCACTTTCAGTTTGTAGAAGTAGCACAGTAGGGGCATTTGATTTAAGTGCTAGAACCACAATAGGAACTGCTAGCACTTCCACCAAATTATCCTGTGATACTGCTGGTGTGTTAAATGTAAAGTCCGCTGTAAATACATCTAGCGGCGGTTACTCTAATACCACAACTATTGCTAGTGGTGCTTTGGGTCACACAGAAAGTTTATCGGCTGATAATACATTTGCTAATGTATATTTAATGGTTGATACTGCTGATAGTGGTGTGGTAGAAGATACTTATGTTATGGTAGCACGACAAAATACCGCTACGAGTGATTATTTCGTCCATACTAAAATTGTTCCAACAGGTGGCCTTGGTAATGGACCACAAGACATAGAGTGGATACCATTAACTGGAACTACTAGATACTATGCTCGTGTGTTTATAGAAAAGCCACCTGAATTTATTGCTATCTATAATGGTGGATTTGGTAATAATAAAATTGCTGCTCTTTACAACTATGGTTTAGAATAGCCTTTTATATGAGATTCATCTCCATATACTTTTTCTTGTTTATCCATTTTTTTGTGTTCTAACTTAATTTTATTATTCTGTTGTGTTTTGTTTCGTACTAACACATTCTCCATACTTTCATAAAAATCATTACCGTAAATATTGATAAGATGTTTAACCCTGCGGCATTTAAGGCAAAAATGACTGGTAAAGAGATAATCATCGCTTTTCTCGCACAAAATACAATTGAAAGGCATATTATATTAGGAGATTTTTTTTCTTTTAAAATTTTCAAAAAATACTAAACTATATCTAACACCTTCATACGGTTCTACATAGTGTGTGTATTTACTACCATCAAATATAACAGGATAATCTCTAGCGTCTAACTTTATGATTGACCCATTTATATCTATACAAGTTTTTCCACCAGTATAATCACCCATAGCCACTAACACACTACGACCACAGTTTTTTTTATCTTTATGAGGATTACATCTAAAGTTAATATTTATTTGTATAGAGTCCCATACTCTACCTTGAAAGTATAATCCAGAAAATTCTTTAAAGACATCAAGCAAGTGAGGGTATTCCGTCCAAGCCACCGAACGATATAAATTGGAGTTAGGGTCAGGCTCTTTAAAAATGTTAGGCGGTTTTTTGTAGGTAAGTCCATATAATACTGAATAGGATTTTTTATTTATTATTCCTATCTTACGACGGTCAGTAGATTGTATGAATCTAACTTCTTTGATATATTCAGTTAGTAATGCTAAATCCTCATACCAATTTCCACTAAATACCATTTGATTTATACCTAGAATTTAATTTAAGACCAACGCCCCATTTGTTAGATGTAACTGTTAAAATATCTGGTCCAAATGTTTCAGCCATTATTTCGGCATTTTTAATCATTTCCTCTTTTCTTTTAGCCTTACCACCTAAAGAACCACAAATTCCACCATCTCCAAATAGTTTAGTTTCCAAGCCATAAGCACCGAATCGTACTAATCCACCATCTCGTAAGAAATGACCTATACTAAAATAAAAATCTTCAAAATGTCCTACCTCTGTTTTTATCTCTGGTAAGTTAGGGTCAAGTATATGACCGTTGAATGCTCCACAGATATAGTTTAGATTAGTTGATATATGATTTTCTTTAAAAAAATATGGGTTTTGATATGGAGTGATACCCCAATAATATAGATTCTTATCTAAAGTAATCATAAAGAATTTTTGTATTAGCGAATCTAACTCTTCTACAGGCTCACCCATATGGACTATATTCTCTATATCGTCATCTACCTGAACTACATAGGTATGATTGTTTTTTCTTTGATATAGTCTTAAGAAGTTTCTAGTATCTTTTATGTTAGAACAATTTGTTAGAACAACTTCATACAAATATAGATTACCTCTTTCAATATATTTATCATACTCTTCCTCATCTTTTAAAAAGATGATTATTCTGGTAGGGTCTACATCACATCTATCTAACATATCTAAAGTAGTCTCATATAGCACATCATATCGTTGGAAACTCGGCACATATACATAGTAGTCTATGTAATCCATTTTATATATTAGTTTGTTAGATTATATTTTTCAAAAATATTTGTCTAACTTTTCACTCCAATATCTCCAATATCTCCAATATCTCCAATCTATTGGATTCCGCCGATACCGCCTGCTCTACTGTGGCTCTGGACTAGGTTAGAGACATTATCGGCTTGTGCGGCTCCATATACTTGCTTGGCGTCTTCTAACTCCTTACCTGTTAGCATTCGGTATGTATCAAATTGTGTGGATGCTTGTTTTTGTTTTACTCCTTGAAATGGGTCGGCTACAGGTCTGGATATACTGGTATTAGGTGTGTAAAGAGTGTTAGCACTCTGTATGTGTGGTGGGGTGACGGCGGTTCCCATACCACCGAATTGACCCATCGCTGGGCTAGGTTTTTGTGCTTTCATAGGTTTTTTGGATGAAGCCATATTAGTACCAGCAGCAGGTTGAATAGAATAAGACATAATGATATATGTTAGAATGATATTTTTTTTTTTAGAAATAAAATCTAACTAATTATTATCTAACAAATTATGAGTGAGGAAATCTTTATTAAAGACAAAACACAGAAAAAAAACATCAAAGCGAAGAAAAAACTATCACAGGCACAACTGGATGGACTAGCCAAAGGCAGGGCTAGAATGGCCGAGAAAAGGGCAGCCAAGAAAGCACAGCAAGACAAAGGCAAAATGGAAAAAGACCTCAAAGCACAACAGGAGAATGCGGCAGTCCAAAAAGAAGAGAGAAGACTAAAAAACAAACATATTAAGTTAGAGAAAGAACAGGAGATTCAAAGAAAATTTACTGAAGCACAGGATAAAAAACGAAATGATGCTATCTCTAGTTTTAGTGAGTTGAAATACAATATTATGGAACAGGCACAGAATTATGATGATTATTTTGAATTCAAAGAAATAATGGATACAGTTAGTGATGATATGATATTAAATTCAAATAAATTATATTCTCATCTAGAAACTCATCTAACAAAATACAAAGTAGAACCTCCATCTAATTCTCATAAACAGAATTTAGAGATGATTATGGAAGAACAAAAGCCATAAAAAAATATCTAACAATATTATAATTATGAGTCACAAATATGATAAAACTAACGATTATAACCTATATCAAATAGACGAACACGACCCTGACCCAAAGAAAAAGGAAAAGAAGAAGACACAAAAGCAAGACCTAACTATTTACCCTATGATAATTGATGAATCTAAACTAAACCAAGGAGAACCTAACTATCCTCTTTCATCTCCAGTCCATCTACATTTGGTTGTAGGTAGAGTCAAAGCAGGAAAAAGTCTATTAGTATCTAACTTATATTTAAGTGAAAGATTCTATAAAGATGATTTTACTACTAGAATCCTAATATCTACCACAGCCTATAATGACGCTATCAATCAGCATCTAATCAAAGAGTTTGATTTTATCTTTACAGAATACAGCGAGGAATTGTTAGATGAGATTGTGGGAATGATTGAGAGTGATGAAGGAGATGGTAGATTTTTAATTTTATTTGATGATATAATTGGTAATGTAAATTTTAGTAGAGGTAAAACAGATGCTATAAGTTCTCTAATCACAAAGTTTAGACATATTGGAAATGGTGAGATAGAAGGTAAATTAAGTTTATGTTTAACTACACAGTATTTTAAATACATTAGTACAATTGCTAGAAATAATGCGACAGCCTATTATATTATGGGAACCTTTCCTGAAGGAGAATTAAAAAAGATGGCGGAGAGTTTAAGTTTTTTTGGTGGAGGTGATAAGGAGTTTTTTGAAATATTCAATAGGTCTAGAGTAGATGAATATGATTTTACCTACTTATCTGTAGAACATTTAGAAGCGAGGAGAAACCACGATGAAATCATATGGAGTAAAAAGGAAGGATGGGCCAAGCCGTGGAATCCAAAGGGCGACCCTATGGAAGAAATCAAAGGCACACAAAAGGGTGTAGATGATAAAGTAGATAAAGTGGATAAAGTAGATGATAATAATGAATCTTAAATTTGTTAGAATTGTTTCTAACTTTTTTGAAAAAAAAAAAATATACTAAATGTATACTATGTCCTATCAAGATAAGATAAATCAGTTTCAGGCTGGCCTAGGGTCACAGGCTGATGCTTTCAATAGTGCTATGAATAACTGGAAAACACAAAGCGAAAACTTTGCTATGAGTAAAGTAGGAGCCCACGCCGAGTATATGGCCCAGTTAGGTGGAACTATAGCAGGAGCAAGTGCGGCAGCACACGGTGCCTTTCATCTCGCCAAAAAAGCCTATAAGGCCAGACAGATGAGACAAACCACAGGAGGGAATAACCCCGAACAAGTTAGCAAATCTACGGCAGAACACACGGACGCCACAACCGCAGAAAATCAACAGAGAGCCACCAGAGAGTTTGACCCAGCCAGCGAGGGGAAACCAATAGACGAGCAACCTATGGGTCAGGCACAGGAATTGAGAACTTCAGTTAGACAAAACATTCAGGATGCTGATGATGCCGCTTCAAGGCCAGCAGGTGTGAGTGATTTAGATGCTACAGAGGATAGATTAGTACGATTGGGGGCAGATGATACAAAGCAAGCGGCCGAGGGTGGTGCTAAACCATTTAGACCTACAGCACAACCAGACGATGATTTAGGAGATGTAGAAGGGACATTTTCTAAAAACTTTGGCGGTGGTAGTGAAGATTTTGGTTCTTTTGTTTCTAGACAAACAGCAGACCAAGCCCAAGCCTTACGAGCAGAGGCTAGACCAGATGTAGACCCACGGTTTACAGGAGACACAGCAAGACCACCACAGGCTGATGACCTTTCTAACATTCAGGATAGACTAGCACAACAAACTAAACGATTTAGACCTACTAACGACGCATATGCTGAAAAAGTTAGAAATCAAAGAACTACAATTGAAACCACACCAGAAGGCGACCAAAAAGCCGCTAGTGCGTTGGAAGATATACAGGGACAGGCTAGAGATGAGGAAGTGGCTAGAATATATGGAGGCAGTCAGGATGTAGCGGACACAGCCACATCAGCAGTAAGCAGAGCACAGGAAGCCGCATCGCAGGCAGGCAGAGGCTATTCTTTATTGAGTGATGTAACAGGTGGAGGAGGCAAGGCAGCATCAGGAGCCGCAGATGCCGCAGGTCAGGCTGTAGCAGAATCTAGACCAGTAATTCAAGAAGCAGGTCAAATGGCTGGAAAGGCTATGAGTAGTGCTAACGATTTGGCCGCTGCCGTTAGGGGAGGCACAGAACAATTGGTATCAGGAGAAGCCAAGCAAGGATTAGCCAGTATGGCGAAAACTGGTATTAAGTCATTAGTAGAAAAGGCAGGACTAACTGATATGGCGGAAGTAGCAGGCACAGCACTAACAGAGGCTGTGCCTATTGTAGGAGAAATAGCAGGTGTAGGTATGTTAATACACCAATTAATTAAAAGTCATAAAGAGAAAGAAGACGCACAAAAGAACCCTACCGCCGCAGGTGTAACAGCGTCAGCATCTACCGAACAATCGGCAGGCTTTGACCCTAAATCACTCATAGGTGATAGTAGTACTAGTGCGACTATTGTTTAGATTTTACTTTAGATGAAGACATTATATCTTTCATACCACTTTTTTTTTCTGGCTTATCATTTCTTATAGATGTCTTATTTAGTTTTTTTGGTTTTACTTTTTTTTTTTTTTTTTTTTTTTTTGGTTTTGGTGGTTTTTTTTTTTTTTTTTTTTTTTTTTTTTTTTTTGGTTTTTTTTTTTTTTTTTTTCTTATCTTCAGGCTTCGGTGGTTGTTTTTTTGTTTTGTCTGCTTTCCTGTAAGTAGGCATATTTTGTTAGATATATTATTAGAAGAAAAAAAAATATTCTTAACTATTATACTATGAACTTTAATCTTGTCTCTCCTAATAATAACGCCCACGAATTTACAGTAAGGTATCAAGAACCTATAGTAATACCTGCTAACTCATCTGTATATTTGAATTGGGCCACTTTTGAAAGGGATAATGTGGTTGTATTCACACAAGACCAAACATTCACATATGTGTTAGATGAGCCTATTCCACGATTTACCGAGGATGAGGTAGACCTAAAAGGATATAAACAGACTTACACAATCAAAAAGGGTAGATATACTATATCTCAATTACAGGATGAAATCCTAATACAACAGATTGATATAGATGGTAAAGTAATTTGTGGTTTTAATCCTACTGCTAGAAATATTTCACTATTTGGTGATGACCCAGTAGCAGGTGGATATGTAGGAGTTATAGAGCCAGATGACCCTGTATTAAATCTTAATCCATATCAGTTAGTAACTCCAAATCAAGATACTAACGCTGATTATCTAACTTTTGGTTTTAATATTACTAATAGATTAAATGATTCTAACAGTCCATCTACTCAACATCATAAAAATGCTACAGTTCATAGAGGACAAGGAAATAATTTAGCAAACCCAGCCTATGTAGCCTCGGCGGATGGAACTTTAGATGCTAACAATAGGACACAATACGGTAATAGTTATACTCTTTATGATGAAGAAAAATATATTCATATTGGTAAAGATTTAAATACATATACTACCACATCATCACAAGATGCTAACTTTAGGGTAAATGACGGTCGTGGGACTGATGAATTGAAACACGCTAACAGAATTGTAGCATTATGTAATAAAACAGTTCAAAATATTGAAGGTAAAATATGGATAGGTCTTTATTCTTTAGAGGCAGCAGAAAATGTAATTGATACAGAGATGACTAACCCTACTGGTGGTGCTAATATGACTGTTAGAGATGCTGGGACTGCTGATGAGTTTCCTTATGGTTTTGGTGGTGTAGAAGTTACTAGCACAGGTATTAAAATATTTGGAGGTTTTTTTGATGATTGGGCGTCAGCAGATGTAACTAAAAAGATTTATGAAGTTAGATGGGCTGATTTAAATATGAATCCTAACTATTTTCCTAAAGTATTTATTCAAACTTATTACCCAGATACAGATGTAATTACTAACGACACAGGAGCAGATGATGATAGTGAGAGTTTATTTGTTAGAGTTGGTCTTATTAATAATGGTAATATGACTGTAATAATTTATGATTCTAACTGGTATGAGACTAACTTTGACTGGATTTTTACTAAAGACTTCTTAACTGAATTTAGTTCTGTAGTTCCACCATCACAACATCAGCAGGGTGGAGGTGTTGGAGAGGCAAGCAGAAGAGCAGAATTACCATTTAATCCTATGGTAGCCGCAACTAAAACAAATGAGGGCTGGATTGATATAGCATATTCTGTAGTAGATGAGAGAAATGTAGGACCTGAAAAAAGTATGACTTTAGTTAGAAAATATCATTTAGAATTATCTAAAGAATTAGGAAATCTATTTACACCAAGTAAGGATAGCACAATTGTGTTAGACCAAAGATTTCCAACAACTAGTAATATTGTAAACCTTAAGGCATTTGTAGGTGGAAACTTTCTTAATGTAAATAACAATACTAACCAATTCTTTTATCAATTCAATCAATTGATTCATCAATATAGGTTAGATAAGTTTATAGTACTAATTAATGGCTTACCTATCAAAGCCTACAGTAATAAGGCAAACTTTGGAGGAACTCGTAAAACAATCCTCGCTAACATACCTAATCCATTTGCTGGCGGTGATGTGATTGGAGGCACAGGCGATTACAACGAGAGAATCATAGGGTCATATCAGTCTAGTATGGGTATTGTAAATCAGTTAAATAATCAGCAATTTACTACTAACAACTTTAGTATTAAAATAGTCAATATGGAAGATGAGACACCAGCAGAGCAATTGGATAAAGTAGTAATTAATTTTACTATAACAGTAAATCAATAATTTGTTAGATTAAAAAAAAAAATATTCTAACAAAAAAAAAAATATATAAATACTATATAACTCCAAAATGCCTATTATCAAGAAACATTTTAGTCTTTCGCCCTTAAATGATAACCCAGCCAAAATATCAGGAACAGCCGCAGGTGCTGGTGGTGCTATGGGTTCTGTTACTGGTGGCTTTTCGCATAAGGATGGCTTTCCAACTGTAAAATTCAGCATCCCACCACAGCCTGCTATGTTAGAAACTAACAGTTTGAGGTTAGTAGGACAAATTTTAGTAAAGGAGCCAAACGGATTAGTCAAAGGTGTAAATAATACACAGACTTTTGCTAATGGTCGTCAGTTAGCATCTGGTGGATTACAGGCTAATATGAGTGGAACTATTGAAGCCGATAACGGTGCTGGTCTTTCATCTCTTACCGCACTCAATATCCCTAACTGGGGTGGTGTGAAGAATGTTATTGATAAAGTAGTAATTCAAAGTAAAAAATCACTTATTGAATTATCTAGTAGTATCAACTACGGACAGTTTGTAGCCATTAATGAATGTTATTCTAACAACTCAAATGACTATAGATGCCTACCACTCAATAGAGGTTTAGCCTCTGGTCCAAATGCTGACCTAACCAATCGTAGAATGTTAGCAGCACCTAAAGCAGATACCGCCGCTAACGGTGGTTTTGATTCTCTCAAAGATGGAGAAAATGATAGAATGGTAGGTCAGTTTTTTAGTATTCCTATTAATGTGGATTTACTTAATGTGCCTAGCCTTATGTTAGATGACGGCTTTCTAGGTGGTTTGTTAATTACTTTACACCTAGCCCCTGATTCACATCTATTTTACAACAGATTTAATAAAATAGATGTAGCAGCACAGCCAGCAAGCGACCAGAGTGGAGTAAATTATGTGCTTAAGAATCTTAAGTTAGAAGGTCGCTATGTTGTCCCTACTCCACAGGAAATGTCGGCAGCCCCTAGGGTGCTACCACTCAATAGTAGATTAAATCTAATTAATGATTTACATTCATCTATTAACTCTAACTCATACACTCCACAGTTACAAATGGTTAAGAGTTTAGTAAATGTATTTTTAGATAACGACCAGACTAACAACTTTGCTAAAAACTGTAATAACTTTAGACATATACCAGCCATTAAAAAGACTATGACCGCCAAGAATGGCCTACGATTTCCACAGAATTATTCAGTAGAATGTAAGCCTAACGCCGAGACTGTAGTAGAGCAGGGGACTGGCGTAGGTGCCGCTTGGGACCCAGCACAATTACAATTTATTGTTAATGCTTATAATGATATAGAACATCGCCATTTATTTGAGAGAGCCGTATTAGGTGGTGCTACTCCATACCACTCATCCGCTAATCTCAAATTATCCAACGATTCACTTAAAGAAGATTACGACACCGCCGCCGCAGGTGCTAATGGTGTAATCAATAACTGTAAGGCTGACTGTGTTGGTATTGGAACCGATTATACATTAGGTGTAGGATTACAGCAGGACTTCGTAAATCAGGATTACAATCTAACAGTTGAGTCTGGAGTCAATTCAGGTAAGGTTGCCGCAGGTACTAATAGAAATGGTGGTGGTGTTACTAATCCGTTGCTACAGCAGACATTCGTCAAACATATGGGACAATTTGATTCTGTAAATCTCGTAAAGGTTATCTAACTTTTTTTTATTATTTTCTTTTTTATAATTAATATGACTACTACATTTTATATAGATGCTAATAGAAACAATTCAACTGTTAAGAGTGATGAGTATAAAAATAAATGGACTTATAAGTTATCTAACGCCGTTCAAATTCCTAGCGGTAGTGAGATAGCGGTCCAAGACTGCTTTATTAACAAAAAAGGTATTAGCGGTCAAACAATTGAGATTTTAGAAGATATTGAAGAAAAAATATATTTTTCATATTATCTAACAGACAATCCACACTGGACTCCACTACCTAACAATAACGCACCATATGGTAAAGCCTATACAGATGCCTTTGTTCCTTTTGGGTTAGTAGACCACACTAACGGTGATACTTTTACACTAACTAACTTTTTGAATGGAACCGATAGTGAAACAGGACAACAGTATATGTATAGTCAGCATATAATGAATCAAAGAAGTGATTTATTTAGACGATTTGATAGAAATGGTAATCAAACACATCATTCATCTCAAACTTTTGTAGATATAAATGACCCTTATAATGTAGGATATAGCGAACAGCCGATGATGGCTGTTAGAGTTAGTAATATTGAAACTATGAATCCAGCACATTATAACCCTACAGGAGGCGGACAATTTGAGGATTATCCATTTGAGCCTTTAATTGGTAATGTTAGTATTACCGTTCCTAAAGGTGTTTATTCTGTAAATGAAATAGCAGATTTGATTGAAGGTCAAATAAATGGAAAGTATGTAGATATCAAAGATGGTGATTATTATACAGATACATATACAAAAAGAAAAAATGATGGTGTTTATGAAGGCACTTTGGCTATTTTTAATGATGATTATAGAGATTCTATATATAGATTAACTGATGCGTGGGATTTATACGGAAATCCACAGAGTAGAGCCAGTTATATAGGAAGTCCTTCTAACTATCCATATCAGTTTAGCACACTCACAGGGGCAGGTGGAGGAAATATTAGACAACCCCTACCAAATCCTGACGGAATGGGTAGAGCACCCAACAAAAACTCAATTAATTCACAAGCCAAACCTACAAATAATGTAGGAGCAGAAACTGTGCCTAACAACGATATGATTTGTTTTATACCTCTTTATAGATATAGACAGTTGATGGCTAGATGGTATTATACACCAGTTGGATATAAATGGTTTAGAAGTAGAGATAATTTAAAAAATTCTGTAGATTTTACTTTTGATGATGGCGGAGTAGATGTAGATGCTACTAATCCACAGACTTATAATTGGGCTGAAAAAAATTTTAACTGGGGCGTACAGACCAATATAACAAATGAAAGGGGAGGTCTTATTGTCCCTAATCAGTTTGATTTAAAAGTAGGCACACCTAATAATATGAGTTTTTCACCTATAGGGTTACATTTATATAGAAAAACTAACAATTGTCCTGATTACTATCACGCAGCCACATCAGCAGTTCCACAAGTTATGCTAACAACACCAGAGCGAGTAAATCAGGATAATAATAGAGATGGCTATTATCTAGGAACTAGTGATTTTCAATTTACCTATTCAGCAGATGCTTCAGCCTTTAGTATTAGTAATTTACACCAAAATGTTAGAGTGCCTTCTATGGATATGTGGGGCAACAATAATGAAAATGAAGGAGAAAGCGTTACTTATATGAAACGGTGTGGAGGTAGATTTATTAGAGATAGAATGATAAAAAACAACGCTAACATAACAGATGATTTATACGCCAAAATAAAAGTTAGAATTCAATCAGCCCTACAGGCTAGTATGAGTAGAATAGGTGGTGTAGCAGTTTATAATTGGGCTTACAATACTTGTATGACTAAAGGTGATGTAGATTTTGATACTTATGATATACAAATAAATAGAACACAATCTAATGTATCTACCTACAATACAGGCAGTCGTCCATACCAGCCGAAGAGTGTAGTCAATAATCCACAGGTGTTTCCAGAACCATTATCTAACTATCAAGGATTACAATATAAGGATTTTTTCAGTAGTGAAGACAGAGCCAGAGATGCGTGGGAAGGCACATTATGGGCGAAGTTAGGATTTACTTATGATAATTTACAAAATGATAATTTATTTGAAAAGACTAAATATTATGATAAACCTAATAGTGATTTGAATGTAGGAGGACCAGCCCAGTTAGATTTAGAGGGATTAATAGAAAAAGATTTTACTATGTATGGAAAAACAACAGATTCGCAGTTAGACCCTTCTGTCGCACCAACTATATCTAACACAGTTAAAGCGGCTAACTTCGCATATCAGCAACCACCTACCGATTTAAAACATCCAGCCAAACCAGCACCAGCACAAATAACTAGGACATACGATAATAATGATGTATATGCCCCATATTTACCCTATGGTAGTATTGTAGGATGTGAGGGGACTGTGGATATTAACGGTCAAGGCGGTCAGTTAGATGGGACTGGTGGTGGTGAGACATATCAAAATTATCAAGGTTCATTTTACAGGAATGTGGCGATGTATCCTGTTCTAACAAAATCCAGTCCAATCAACGCCACCAGTTTGCCGAAACTATCACCTCACGGTTACTACCTAATTACTAGTGATATTATAGATAATTTTAGTGATGAAGTAAAACAACAACAGCCATTACCTTTACTCGGTGTAGTTCCAATATCTAACTTATCTAACCAAGATTTTATTATGTCTAAAAATACTATCATACATACTACACAACAGCCCAAGATACTCAACCAGATTAGTATAGAAATACTTAACCCTGACCTTACTAGCCCTATATTAGAGGATGGTTCATCTGTAGTGTTTCAAGTTACTATGCCTCTTCCTACACAACTCACAAACCAACCAGATATGACCCCACAGTCCAGAGCAGAATACGAGAAGCCAGACGAGGATAAGAAACAAGCATCCAAACAACCAGACCCAAGAACATAATTTGTTAGATTACTTTTTGAAAATATTTTTATCTAACTTAAAAAATAAATTCTAACTAATATTATAAGTAAACTATGTCTTTACTAGATAATCTATTACAATCAAATGATATGACTCGTGGAGAGATTGAAACCGCATCACTTAATAGACTTATGAGTGCTATGCCCCCTGAAATCCTGAATAAGGTTGTGGATTCCTATGAAGTAATACACAAGGATAAGCGAGAAGTAGCCGCACGAGAGTTAAGAGATAATTTTCTTAACGGTGTTAGTGATGGTGATAGTGAAGTGGGGAAATTCGTTACTAGTTATTTAGATACTATGAATCTGGCTAGTCTTCCATATTTTCACTATGAAGGGCGGCAGGGTGATGTAAAACCTATCTATTATCAAAATATGGCTGGTGATAAAATGCCGATACCTACAGAGGGTGGATATGCTGAAGCCTTTTCCGCAGTCCCTGAATTGTTAGAACGACAAATGGTATTTGAAGACATCGCATCAAATGTACTAAATAGAGCGTTAGGTTTTCAGGAGGTAGGCCGTGGTAATGTGTTAGAAGGTATGGATAGAAATTATTCATCTCATATATTAGCAGAACGGTTGAGTCGTCCTATTTTTGATGCTGAAGTTAGAAGTGGTTTAGATGGTTTGGGTGATTCTTTTGAGGATGAAGTGATGCCTTTGTTAGAAGGATATGTTAGTGATTATAATATGGATACTAACATAATAGAAAACTCTGGATTCCTAGAACAGATAGGTTCAGGAGATGACGCAGAGTTTAGAATCACAGCAGATTCTTTAGAAAGACACCACACAGCACTAACACACGCACACGACACATTCCTAGCCGCACAGGATGCTATTATGGAAAAGTATGGAAACCTAGACCAAATGATACGAACCCTAGAGTTAGGACAGATAGAAGATGCTAGACAGGGACGAGATGTTGTAGGTGTAGGTGGTCGTGGTGTGGCTAGAGATGATAAGGGTGAGCCATTACCAGCCCAGTTAGACCAAGGTTTTTGATATTTCTTTTTTTTTTTATTTAAATCTAACATTTGATATAAATTTATCAAAATGGATAATCTAACAAAAACACAATTACTAACTATATTACAAAAACAGGCTGAAAAGAATATGGAGTATCAACGCCGACACTATGAACGGCATTATAAGATTACAGCCGAAACACCATTAGTACAGAGAATAGCCAAACAAAAAAAGTTAGATGAGAAAAATCAAAAGTTACGAGAGCAATATGTAGGAGAGAAAAGAGAAAAACAAAGAGCCAGAGCCAGAGAATATATGCGACGAAAACGAGCAGAGGCTAAAAATAAACAATTAATAATGACTTAAAAATATGTTTATAACTAATATCTAACAAATACATATGATTAAGACAGAAGTTGAAACTCTAGAAGCCCCCAATATCTTTCAGTTTTGTAGAGAGCACCAGATACCACTAACAATATTCAAACTGAATATTATTAATGGAGACAAAAGACCTATCACATATAAGTCTATGGAAGGATATCCAGATATTAAGTTACCTTGGACTCTATACAACAAGAAAGAATGTAAGTTAGTAAATGATTTTATTATTTCTAAAAAGTTAGAATGGAATGCCCTGAATATTATGCCGAGTCAAAAGAATTTTGTAATAGTTGATTTTGATAGTGAGGAAGAACTAGAGGTAGCCAGAGCCCACGGTTTTCCTGTAGGAGGATATCACACACTATCAAGTCGTAAGAGGCTACCGCATTACTTTGTAAAGTTAGATAAGATGATTAAGCCTGTAAGAGGTAAGAACTTTCCAAATCCACGAGAGATAGATATTCTTACTGATAATACATTTGAATTATCTAACAACGAGGTATATGGGGATTGGATTATACATATGAGTCATAAAGATATTGGTAAGTTGTTGAATATAGATGAGGAGTATATACAACTAGATGATATAACATTCAAACAAAGAAGAGATAAACATTTACATCCAAAAAAAAAGTTAGAAAGATATCTAACAATTTTGTTAGTGTAAAAAAAAAATATGTTAGGACAAATGATATTCTATCAGGCATCTATAATGTAAATGAGGGTATGGAAATTATTCCATATAGCCTTCTGGTAAAAGCCCTAGATGCGTTAGATACTGATAAGATATCATATGAGATATGGAGAAACATAGTCATCTGTGTGGCTAACAGCGTTAAGACAGGAGAGGACCCCTACAAGTATCTAGATAAGTTAGATGAATGGTCTCAAACATTTACTAACTACAAACCTAGTTATTTAGAAGAAAATGAAAAATTATTTACTACTATTTATCAGGAGGCTGATAGTAGAGAACCAAGAGATAAGTTAGGAATATCATATTTACTAAAGGAATTGAAAAAACATAATAGAGAGGTATGGATTGAGTGTTGTTTCAATCAATACAGACCTATAGAAGCCAAGGAATTCAAACATCTATCAATTGAAGAAGCCCTCAAGGCATTCAACACTAACCACGCTGTAATTAAAGGTGATAATGCTGTTAGTGTTGTTAGTTGGTGTAATATAAAAAAGGATTACAGATTTTATAGTGAAGAAGCACTCAAGAAGAATTACAGGAATTTAAAGTGTAGAATAATGGCTAAACCAGAAAAATTTATAGAGAAGTGGTTAGACTGGGAAGGTAGAAAGACATATGAGAATGAGGGCTTTTTTCCCAAGATTACTACACCATATAAATTCTTCAATAGTTTTACAGGGTATGAAATAGAGAGAGTAGATGATTATGATGAGTTAGTACATAGTCTATCTAAAGAAGATTTAGAAACAGAGTTAGAATTTATTCTACAACATCATAGGTATATTGTAGGAGGAGAGAAACAAGAAGAATTATATCAACAGTTGCTAATGTATCTAGCCCATATGTATCAGTATCCATCTGTGCTACCTCGTGTTAGTTGGTGTATTTGGAGTAAGCAGGGCACAGGTAAGAATCAAATGCTAAACATACATAAAAATATATTAGGTCAGTTATATTTTGTTAGCACACAGAAGGGCGAGCAATTGTTTGGTAGTTTCAATAGTCTGTTAAATAATAAATTGTTAGTCAATCTAAATGAAGTTAGAAACATACAACAATATTGTGAAGATATCAAAGTAGTCATAAGTGATGAGATGATTAGTACAACTAGAAAATTCAAAGAGACTAATGTATATAGAAACTACACTAGACTATTTCAATTTGCTAACTCACCTAACCATTTTATACTAGAGTTGAGTGATAGAAGACATATTGTATGTAAGAGTGAAGTAAAACACAAATTCATAGAAGGCTATATGGAGAAACTACACAAGCAAGTAAATAGTTTATATATACAAAAATGTTTATTTAGATATCTAACAAAATATGTAAAGGTAGATAAACACTATAACTTTGAAAAGAATAGACCACTAACGAAAGAGTATGTGAATATAAGGAATAGATTCATTCCATATACACATAGGTATCTAAAGTATTTAGTAAATAAAGGTATTAAAAAGAATTACACCGCCAAGAATCTCTGGACTGCTTTCGTGGATTTCTGCGAAGACAGAAAAGAGAAGATGTCTTTATCATATGATAAATTTCTTAACGACATAAATAAACAGGTGTTAGATGAAACTCCTTCCCAAGAGAACCTAGATAATCCAGATGTAATCTTTTATAAGATTGGAAGACCTCACAAAGATAGAACTTATTATTACATAGACAAGGCGAGGCTAACCTTATTTATGAGCGAATATGGCTATGACTGGGAAGAAGAGTATAAAATATTAGATGATGAAGAAGAGTAGTTAGTTACGCAAATATTATTTTTTTGTTAGTCCTACATAATGAAAGAATTGATTGATAGAATAAAGAAAGATAATTTATTGTGTTTATATTCTGTTAAATGTAATAAATGTGGAAAACAGGATAAAGTGTTAGGGTCACGCACTACTGTAAATGATATACAGAAACGATGTGATTGTAGTTATAGTGAGGCCACAGCCGTATGGAATTACCAGAGGTTTATGTATCCCAAAGTTAATTACAGTCAATTTATACAAGGTAATTTGTTAGATGATGATTACAAAGTTTTAACTTTAATAAATTCATTCAATAAATTACAAAACCTACCTAACCTACGATTTGAAACACCGACTATCTGTAGGAAGTGTATGAAAAAGAGAGCCATAGAGATGGCCGCAGAACAGCCTTTAACAAATATCTACAAGTTATATGTGGAAGCCTTATATGATGATGTTAGATACAAAGAATATAAAAAGGTATTTAAAAGTTTAAGATAATATTAGATATAAACTATCTAAATAATTATGGCTTGTATCGCACACACCGACGAACACAAACTATTTATTGCTTCTATTATGTTTGATAAGGATGAGAGAGAACTATCCACATCAGTCACTAACTACGCAGTCCACGCTTATAGGTGGATGAGAAATAAAAAAAAAGAAACTGTATTTCTATTTGAATGTAATGTAGATGATGAGTTAGGCATCATCAAGATTATAAAGTTAGAAAGATGGAATAAAGGGTTTGGGTCATTCAAACAAGTGTTAGGCTGGGGTCTTACTGAATGTAAGGATGAAGAGGACTGGTATGATAAGTATGATGTAACTCTACCTATGGAACAACTATTATTTTTAATGAATAAAAAATCTCAATAAATAGTATCTAACAAATGCCGCACAAGAAAGGACACGGACTATCATCAGCAAGTGCTGAATTCAAATCTAACAAACCACTTTACAAACCTGTAAAGAGCACCAAGCAAGGAAAAAAAGGTATGGTCTATGTAAAAAAGAATGGAGCGAAAAGGCTTATCCATTTTGGTGATAGCAATATGAAGGACTTCACACAACACAAAGACCCACAACGCCGCAAGAACTACCTGAATCGGTCAGGAGGTATCCGCAACAAGCAGGGCAAACTAACCAAGAACGACAAGAACTCCGCAAACTACTGGAGCCGTAGAGTCAATTGGTAGGTTAGTCAAATCTAACAAAAAATGATTGGAGATATTGGAGATATTGGAGATATTGGAGTCATTTTTTCTACAAATTTTTTTTAAAATACTAATCTAACTTTTTTCAATTGTGTTAGTTAATACTT